TCTTTTTAATACTTCTTAGAAAACGGGAAATGATGCTACCTGAAAAATTATTTTTTGAAACCCTGATTTTTTTATTTCTTCACTCATATTGTTAGCTTATATATATGTAATTTTCATTTTCTTCGTTAGGAGAAATATACTGAGTAAACGCTGGTTCTTCAACGGTTCCTTCTAAAATTGATATTCCTTCAAACACCAAGTCAATTCCATCACCGTATATCTTTAAATCGTACTCTCCTTCGTAGTTTAAGTCATCTGTAGATAAGTCCAATACGATTGAACAATATCTTATGTTAGATGTATATTCTAATGGATTTGATGTATCAACAGTATATGTCTTTACTTCTTTGGACATGATATGTGTAAATACCAAATCGTAAGTTGCGAAAGTTTGTGTGGTATTGTTGTTAATGTTCAACACCAACGTATTTTCCAATCCTTTTTGTAAATAAATCATTTTAATATCCTTATATACTTAAATATAAAAAAAAGTTTGATGAAAGGGTAGAAATGAAAAAAAGGGTCCGAAGACCCTCTTTTGTTGGACATTTGATATAGAAATTCACGCCACAACAGCGTTACTAATTTTTATCCACTGATAGACGCACCTGTAAATACAGAAGCCAAAGCTCCTTCAATTACTCTTGCTGGTTCATGTTCTTGACCTGTGAAGATTAATTCAAAACCATTTCTATCACCGAACGCAGTACCTGTAGCAGCTGAACCACCACTTAAGTACATTCCGTTAACTTGACCTAAGAAATATTGAACATCGTTTTGGTCAATCGCAACGATTTGAATATTATCGTTTTGAGATAATACTTTCAATTGATTTCTCTTATCTTGGTCGTATTTGTAAAGTATCGCAGTTAATACTTGTTCGAAGAAGATAGTACCATTTTCGAAATTCTTTGTTACGTTTTGTGCTAAAGAAGAAGTATTTCTCTTTAATTCAAAACCATACAAAGTTGTACCTGTAGTTGATGTAGCACCAGTGATAGCACCATCAGCATCGTAGGTAAAACCTGTTACAGCTGGATCAGTACTTGAACCACCAACAACATAGATTTTCTTAATACCACCAATTCCATCAGAACATCCTAACTGAACACCTGAAGTTATAAAACAACTCATATTATTGTATATTAATTTTTTTAGTTTATTTTTAAAATTTGGTGGGACTTTCACCCACCAGTTTTTTAATGATATTAAGCTAAGTTATTAGTTGCGAAATATGCTGTAGAACCAAATGTTGCGATTTGCGCACCATAGTTGTAGTTAGCTCTCAAACGTAACTCATCGAAATCCTTTGAGTACCAAATTACTAATTTCTCGTGGTCAGATAATAAGTCGAAACCTACTACCATGTACTCACGTGGTCCGATAACTACTTGGTTAGAAGCGTTCAAACCGATAGTTGGAACAACTTTAACGTTAGTGTTAGGGTGAACAGCTTCCATCATGCTTGTAATATCAGAAGAACCGATATAGTTAGCGAAGAAGTTTGCTCTTGTTAACGCTTGAATATAAAGACGGAAATTGCTGTATGACATGAAGCAAATTAAGTCTTCACGAGACATAGCGTTATCGTCTAATACGTTGATTAACTTATCAACTTCTGTGATAGGGTTACCAGCAGAACCGTAAGTAGCTGAACTTGAGAAAGTTGTACCACTTGAGTTAGCAACACCAGTTGTACCTGTAGAGATTAAGGTTTTGAAACCATTGAAACATGAAGTTCCAGTAGTTGCTTGCCATAATTGTTGCTCAATTCTTTGTTGAATTTGTTTTACTTTTAAATCTGCGATTTGTTGTTCAAATGGAACAGTCTCAGAAGTTTGACCTGGAGCCATTAACATTGATTGGTATGTATCATACAAATCTTTGTAACATAAAGCTTCATTATACTTTTCAGGACAAGTTGTGATGTTAGCTTGTGTGAAAGTTGTAGTACCACTTGGATCCCATCCACAAGTACCATCGTTGAAATAAGCTGTAGAGTTCAATAAGTTTAAAGCTTGTGTACCTTTGATACCTAAACGAACATTTACATACTTTGGAGTTGTAGCACCGATTAGTGCTTTTGAAAGTAACTCACCACCTACTTGGTCAACGTATGAACCGATTGAACCTACTGAGTATGAGAACTCTTCTCTTGACATAATTTTCATAATTCTATTATTTTTTTAATTATTTTTTATTTCTTAATTCAGCAATTGCCGCCAATTTAGCGTCAATTACATCGTCATTATTGTAACTTTTATTAAAGTCAGTCTTACCGTTAGCGATTGGTTTTGCTGCTGGCTCTTTTTTGAATGCTGCGAATTGAGATTCTACTTCACCCATCTTAGTTTCCATGTTTGACATTTTCTCGGACATCTTCTTTACGAACTCCTTTAACATGTCTAACATTTCTTGTTCCATTGCGATTGATGGAACTTCTAATTCTGGTTCTTCAGATTCTTCTTCTTCAACATCACTTACTACTTCTTCGATTTTAGCGATGATACCGTCTTTGGTTTCAACTTTAGTTCCGTCCTCAAGTTCATGTACACCATCTGGAGCAGGTACTTCACCTTCTTCAGTTACTACTACAACTTTAGCGCCTTCTGCTAAACCTTCACCTTCAACCTTAATTTTAGTACCGTCTACTAATTTCGCATCTACAAAAATCTCTTTAACAGATTTGATTTCACCGTCTTCAACTTCAATTTCGAAGTTTTCAACTAAACGATAAGAACCTGTTTCTAACGCAACTCTTTCAAACTCGTCACTTAATTTGGTAATTTTGTTACCTTCTTTAAGTTCAGGAGTTTCTACAATTGTATTGTCCTCCAATTTGAAAGATGCTAAAACAACTTCTTCGTCTTTTAAAAATCCAAACTGCTTCATAAGACTTTTGATTTCTTGAATTGCTGTTTTTGAATTTGACATAATTTATCTTTTTTTATTCTCCTAACGAAGAAAATGAAAATTACATATATATAAGCTAACAATATGAGTGAAGAAATAAAAAAATCAGGGTTTCAAAAAATAAGTTTTCAGGTAGCATCAGTTCCCGTTTTTTCTGAGGTATTACAAAGATACCCATGGGTTTATTATGGTGAACACAATCTATTACCTCAATACTTTATTGAACTCTATGACAATTGTGCTGTCCATAAGGCTGTAGTTACCTCTAAGGTAAATCAAATCATGGGAGACGGAGTAGTTTCATTAAACAATCCCATGGCGACAGTTAACTTAGTTAATGGTAAGGAAAACGTATCTCAAGTAATGAGAAAATGTGCGTTGGATTACATGTTATTTGGTGGATTCGCACTTAACGTAATATGGTCAAAAGATAGACAAAGTATTGCTGAGATTTATCACATTGATTTTAGTAGAATTAGAAGTGGTAAATTAAACGAGGAAGACGAAATTACTCATTACTATTATTCACCTGAATGGAGAAATACAAAGAAGTATCCACCTGTTGAATATCCTGCGTTTAATCAGAACACAAAGGACCCAAATCAAATATACTATTTCAAGAACTATCAACCATCGTTAACCTATTACCCTGTTCCTGATTGGAGTGCGGGTCAAAGGTCAATTGAGACGGATATAGAGTCTAAGAACTTCCACATGAATAATCTCCGTAAGGGGATGGTCCCATCACTTTTCATTTCCATGAACAATGGTGTACCTGGTGAGGAGGAGCAGAAGACAATTACAAGAGCGTTAGAATCACAATATGGTGGAACTGATAACGCAGGTATGGCAGTTATTTCATTTAATGAAAGTGCTGAGACCGCACCACAGATTACTCAGATTCCTCGTAATGATAACGATACTTATTATTCTACATTAAACGACGATATTACTCGTTCAATCTTATCAGCACATAGAGTTTCAAGTGCTGAGTTATTCGGTATCGCAACATCAGGTAAATTGGGTGGGGCAAACGAGATAACTGAACATTCTGAATATTTCCGTAAGATGGTAATTATGCCATATCAAAATGAAATGTTACCAGTGTTTAACAAATTGGTTTCTTTGAAGTTCCAAAAACCTACGACATTTGAAATTAAACCATTAAGTCTATTTGAGGTTGGTGATGTTATTGAACAACCAGTAGTAGAAGATAAACCACAATTACCAAAACAAGTATAACATGGGTGTATTATTAATATCCGAAGTTAAATTAAAAAACTTCACAAACATAAATAAGAACGTTGACATGGATGTTCTTAAAGCTGAAGTTCAAATCGCACAAGATATTGACCTTCAAACTTTATTGGGAACTAAATTCTACAACCATCTATTATCACAAGTATCTGCTACAGGTAATACTTTTAATGTTGATGAAAAGACTTTGGTCGACGATTATATTCAACCATTTTTGATTCAACAGGCATATTATCAAAGCATGAACGCTATCGCATTTCGCTCAATGAACAGAGGTGTGGTAACTGGTGACATGGAGAACGCACATTCTGTCGATCTCAATACATTAAAGTATCTTCGTTCAATACAGAAACAGAGAGCAGACTTCTATATGACAAGACTTCAAGATTATCTATTGATTGGTAGAGGACAAAACAAATTCCCTGATTACGTTACTCAATCTACTATTGATGGTATGATACCTGATAGAAGTCAGAAATACAACAATGGTATATTCTTGAATCACACAACAAGAAAAGGTTATTCAAATAAAGATGTTTATCCTGGTGGGATTCCTGCTTACTCTGAGTTAGCACATGAGAATCCTCCATGTCAAGATTGTTATTAATATGAGTACAGAAATATTATTGATTATATCTAACATGTTGACCGGCATCGCAGGTTTCTTTGTGGGAAAACGAAGAAGTGATGCGGAGACCGATAATCAGGTTTTAAAAAATCTTGAATTATCAATCGGTATATATGTTAAAATTATTGAGGATTTAAAATCTGAGATACATGAATTAAACATCAAAGTTCAAGACCTTGAAAAGAAGGTGGAGAATTTGATGGCAGAAAATAGAAAATTAAAAAAATACAACGGACTATGAGTGTAGAAAAATTTTTACCACCCCCAACAGAAGATGAATTAAATTTAGGAGAGAAGGCTACTTACTTTGAGAGATTATTAGAGAAGGCACCTGAATTACAAAAACAATATAACATATCCTTAAACCAATTGGTTGATTGGATTCATCATAATTATCAATCCATTTTCTTATTGGATAAGGAATTAGGAATGACAGAATTTAAAAAATTAAAATAACATGGCAGACGCAAAAGATTTTATATCAGTATTTCATCAATCACATACCCAAGTTAAAATATGGCATAACCAAACTACAAGTTATTCTGAACACAAAGCGTTGGGTCATTACTACGAGGGTATCTTAGAACTTATAGATGGTCTTGTGGAGTCAATACAGGGGTATAGACCGAGGATAACTGGTTATACAACAAAACCCCTTGTCGATTGGGAAGAAGGTCAATCTGTGGAGTATTTGAAGGGTCTATGTGAATATGTGGCAAAAGTAAAGCAGCTTATAAATCATATTGGAGTTTAATAAAATATGATTTATATCCATCAGAATTAATGACGCAAAAAATGGTGGGCTCAAAAAAACCAAAAAAAGAAAAAAGAGTCATAAAAAAAGTTAATCAATTTTCAATTAAAGGAAAATTAATTAAAGAATGGGATAATGTTAGTTGTTTGATTAATCATTTTAAAATTCCAAAAGGAACAATATATAATCATTTAAATGGACACAATAAAAATCCTATTCAAAATTATTTTTTTAGATATAAAGAATAAGTGATTTTGTTTAACTTTGTACTAACCACAATAATTTAGTTTGGGTTTCTCATAACTTCCCTTACTAAATGACAAAAGGTTCCATGTGGAACCTTTTTGTTTTTGTACTTACTTCTGCCGAGCAATATTTCTGCCGAGCAACATTTATTGTTTTTTGTTATTCTCCTTGCCACTTGCCAATACAAATCGCGACCGCTTGGTCTTCTTCATATTCGCCACTAATTTCACTGATACATCTACTCATAAATTTACTTTCATCCTCATCACTTTCAGGCGATGGGATAGGGAAACCTTCTTTCTTTACTTTAGATTGTTCTTCCTTGATTGGAACACAGTTTGGTGAACCATCATCCTTTAGTCCAATTGGTTCGTATCCGATCCAACATGGATTTGGTTCAATATCCATCTCCTTTGGTTTATTAATCTTCTGTGTGTCTAATCTTAATTTGATTAGGTTTGGTAAATTGTATCCCATGTTATTTTAAACTTAATTGGTATTTGGTGTTGTATAACAACTCCATTATTTCGTCGATTTGATTTTGTATCCAACTCTCAGTTCCAACACCATTTCTCTCAATTGCCACATATTCACATAGTCCTTTGAAGTAAGCCATAGATTGACCTTCCGCCCAATCCACTAATGGTTTGGTTGTGTAACCACCAATACGAGGACCATATCCTTGAATACTCTCAACAAGACCATCAATCTTTTCTACAATACCTTCGTAGTAAAATTGTAATGCCTTATGTTCTGAGAACGATGTTGTTTGGTTATGCCATACTTGTGCTTGTGTTCTTGACTGATGTAATACTGACACAAACTCTGATACTGTCGCCATATTATTTGATAATTAATTTTCTAAATTTATTTAGGGCTATTTCCTGATTTGTTAAAAATACTGATGAATAATTGTGATGTATCCAATTATACAATTCAGTCTCAGTAATTTTATATTTTTTGGTTAAATCCATATCAATTATTCTTTGATAATAATCTGATTTACGGCCCAAGTTTAATTCATCTTCAGTAGGTGGTGGTAAAACGTAATCTATGTTCATATCTATAATCCCTTATATTTTTTTAATTTTTTATTTTCTTCCATTAATGACTCAACCTTTTTCTCAAGGTCTTGAATCTTTATATTCAATTCATGTATCTCTCCCTTTAAATCATCTATAATGTTCTTGTACAAACTAATAGATAATTCTAAATTTCTCAATACTTGGTTGTCAGTCTCAGCATCACTTCTTCTTTTACCAACGAAGAACGCAGCAACACCAGTTAACATGTTTGAGATGAGTAATAATATTTCTGTGTTCATATTAGTAGCAGTCGTTACATGGAGGGTTCTCATGTTCTAATTCAGAATATGTTGACAATCCTCTTTTATTTAAATCGTCCATACTGTAACCCTTACGAGATGTATGAGCAAGGAATATACCGTTGTTGTACTTTTGACTACGATCAGGAATCATACCATCAATAGTAGATTGTGTAACGTAATCAGGGAATTTGTTTTGTCCTCTACCAATCAATAGATAATCTTGAAGTCTTGTCATGTAGAAGTCTGCTCTCTGTTTCTGTATTGAACGAAGATATTTTAACGTATTAAGATCGACAGAATGTGCGTTCTCCATGTCACCAGTTACCACACCTCTATTCATTGACCTAAACGCAATTGCGTTCATGCTTTGATAATATGCCTGTTGAATCAAAAATGGTTGAATGTAATCGTCGACCAAAGTCTTTTCATCAACATTAAAAGTATTACCTGTAGCAGATACTTGTGATAATAGATGGTTGTAGAATTTA